TCCCTTTTTTTGTTGCTTCATTTGATTATGAGGTGTAAACTTTAGGTAGTTTTAAATTAATTAGCTTAATGAGGATCGTAAAGATTTCCATTAATACAAGTAAAGGAGTTCATAATGGCTAATCCACATTTTCAAAACTTAATATTATGGGCAGGTAATACTGTTGCTACAGAGCACAAGAAAAACCAGCCTATGTTCGCACCATATCCATCAGATCAAACATTTTATATGTATCATAATGACTTTTTTACATATAACTCTGGTGATTGGACTATAACAACTACTGAGGCTGGTACTGGTAGTGCATCTGAAGCTGTAACTTCATCAGCAGGAGGAGCTTTATTGCTCACTAATGCTGCAGGAGATAACGATTTAGACTTTTTACAATTAAAAGGTGAAGGGTTTAAATTAAGCACAAGTAAGAAAGCATATTTTTCTGCCAGATTCAAAGTAAATGACGTAGACCAATCTGATTTTGTTATGGGTTTAGGTATAACAGACACAACACCTCTTGATACTACTGATGGTGTTTTCTTCATTTCTGCAGACGGTGACGCAGGTTTAGATTTCTTAGTTGAGAAAGATAATAGTGCAACCACTACAGAGGACGTTGCAACTATGGCAGATGATACATTTATCACAACTACTTGGTTTATTGACCCAGATGCTTCAAAAGTATATTACTCAATAAATAATGCTGCCCCAGTTGGTGTTGCAATCACTAATCTACCTGATGATGAAGAATTAACCGTATCATTTGGTATTCAAAATGGTGAAGCTTCAGCACAAACTATGACTATTGACTACGTTGTAGCAGCAGTAGAAAGATAGGAGTAAACAATGGCAGATACAGTAACTTCGCAAACTATTCAAGACGGTGAAAGAGTTGCTATCTTAAAGTTTACTAATGAATCTGACGGTACAGGAGAATCTTCTGTAAAAAAAGTTGATGTATCAGCACTTACTACTAATAGTGCTGGAGAGACTTGTACTAGCGTATCTATAGCTCGTATTTACTGGGCAACCAGAGGTATGGGTGTTGATATAGAGTTTGATGCCTCTACTAACGTTTTAGCGATACCATTACCAGCAGATAGCACGGGTGATGAATACTATGACGATAGATTTAGCGGTATTCCAAACAACGCAGGATCAGGTGTAACTGGTGATATTGACTTTACAACCGTTGGTCACTCAAGCGGTGATGCTTATTCAATAATACTTGTTTTGAATAAGAATTATTAATGAATGGCACAGTACAAAGGCAAAACCGTAACTCTTAATAGACCTAGGGCTATCCGCAAAGGTAGCCCTGGTTATGGTAAAAAACGAAAAGAAGTTTTTGTAAAAAATCCATCAACAGGTAAAGTAAAGCGTATTGCTTTTGGTGATGCTAAGTTAGGCATGCATAAAAACGATCCAAAACGTAAAAAATCATATTGTAAAAGAAGTGAAAAGCTTGGTAATGACCGCATGAAGGCTAATTATTGGGCAAGACGCGACTGGGATTGTTAAATGGCAAAAAAACGTGATCCCAAAGTAGGCACAGGTAAAAAACCAAAAGGTAGTGGTAGAAGGCTGTATACAGATGAAAATCCTAAAGATACCGTATCAATTAAGTATGCAACCGTACAAGATGCTAGAGATACAGTAGCAAAGGTAAAGCGCACCAGAAAACCCTTTGCAAGATTAATACAAATACTTACTGTAGGTGAGCAAAGATCTAAATATGGTGGTAAGCCAAGACAAGCTGAAATATTTAGACGTGGTAAAGATTCAATACGTAAAAAGTTTGGTAGAACTAAGTAATGTACCCTGTTTACAATAAATTTTATTACAAACCTTTACCAGAATGTATAGAGGTGCAAAAAAGTCCTATCGAAGGTTTTGGATTGTTTGCAATACAAGATATAAGTAAAGATTTTGATATAGGTATGTCACACATAAAAGTTCCGATTATTCAGGGGTATATAAGAACATCTATAGGTGGATTTTTAAATCACTCAGAAGACTCAAATTGTTATCTTAGCGAAGAATTAGACTGGGATGACTATAGAGTATATAACGTAATAACATCAAAAAAAATTAGTGTTGGCGAGGAGCTTACGCTAAACTATCATTTGGACGGTTTAAATTATGGCTAAAGAAAAATTAAAAAAAGTGATAAAGGGCTTGCAAAAAGCAAGTAAAACACATGCAAAACAAGCTGAAACATTAGAGTCAATTAAAATGAAAAAAGGCGGTAAAGCTAAAAGCAAAGGTAAAATATGCCCAGAAGGCAAAGCTTGGGCTAAAAGAACTTTTGATGTTTATCCCTCTGCATATGCAAATTTAGCAGCTTCAAAATATTGTAAAGACCCTAATTATGCAAAAAAAGCAAAAGGCGGTAAAAGAAAAGGCAAAAGATTTGGTGGTCCTATTAGAGGACAAGGTATTGTAATGTCGGACAGGTTAAGATGAGTAAAGGTCAATTACAAAGTTGGTTAGATCAAGACTGGGTACGACTAGGAGCAGATGGTTCTATCAAAGGTTCATGTGGTGGTAGAAAAGAAGCTGAAGGTAAGCCAAAATGTATTCCAAGAAGTAAAGCAAATAAATTAAGCAAGTCACAAAGAGCTAAGTTAGTTGCTAGAAAAAGAAAAAAAGATCCAAACCCAAATAGAAAAGGTAAACCTATTATGGTTTCTAATAAATTAAAATCAGGAGGCAAAGTGAAAAAACTAAAACCAATACCGCCAGGCAACAAAGGATTGCCTAAATTACCAAAAGAAGTTCGTAATAAAATGGGATATTTTGTTGATGGTGGTAGAGCTGAAAAAAAGAAAGGTGGCAAGATAGCTAGAGGTTGTGGTAAAGTTATGTCTAACAGGCGTAAATTTACAACAATTAGTTAGGAGATAAATATGCCAAAATCAAAAGTTGATCCAAAAATGCAAGCAAGATTGGATGCAAAAGTTAGACCAGACGAGCCAGTAAAAGAAGATCGTATTTACATAAATATGAAACCAAAAAAGAAAGCTCCTGCAAAAAAAACTACAAAAAAGAAACCAAGTAAAAAGTAAGGAGTACTATTATGCCAGGCAAAAAAAATTCTAAATACGGTAGTATGATGAAAAAATCTAAAGGCGGCATGATGATGAAAAAATCCAAAGGCGGTTCACTTATGAAAAAGTCTAAAGGTGGTTCATTAATGAAGAAGTCAAAAGGCGGGAGCATGATGAAGAAATCTAAAGGCGGGTCTTTAATGAAAAAATCTAAAGGCGGAAGTATGATGAAAATGTCCAAGGGTGGCTCAGTCATGATTGCAGGCAACGCTAATAGAAGAAGAAGCAAGTTCTAAAGTGTCGTATTTGATAAGTAATATCCCACATTTTAAATGTTGGGTTAGGAGAGAGTTTACGCACAATCACGAGGAATACCAAGGTGAGTATTTGCATGCCTTGGCTATTGCAGTTAATACAATACCTGATAGGTCTTTAAGTTTCCAAGTAGTCTTTACTGGAGAGGAAGCAAATTGTGAGGATTGGGACGAAGGAAATATCCACGGTGGTGCTATGTGGGCTCGTATGCCTATCCAAGGTTTAGTTGCGGATATACCTATGGACGATTTCCCTAGGCCTATGGAGGACCATCTAGCACAGCCTTGGGATTGTGAAGCCAGAGATCATAGTGTTGTTGTAATGGATAGAGTTAGCTCTTCACCTTGGATTGCAAAAATTGACGGTGATTTTTATCAAGCAAAATATTTATTTACCGTAGATTACACAAATACTGATATTGCAGATGACCCTGCACAACATAAACAAAGTCATGTATTATATATAACTGAAGACTGTGAATGGAAAGGTAACTTAGTTGCTTTACCTAATAATAGAGTAAGAGCTACTAGCCCTGCTTTGTGGGTAACAGGTGAGGGACCTCCACAGTTTAAACCTTCGCAGTGGAAGCACTCAGCTGAAGGACATGAGAGTTATCTTGATCCATCAATAACTTTTGATAATTTATACGAGGACTAATTATGGCAGAACTAAGCGTAGCAGCAAAAAGAAAATTAATTAAAGAACTTAAGGGAGCTTCTAGGTTACATGCTAAACAAGCAAAGCAAATAGAAAAATCCTTAAAAAAAACTAAAAAGAAAAAATAATGGCAACATCAAATAGTACAGATTTTGAACCAAATGTAGCTGAGTTTGTTGAAGAGGCTTTTGAAAGATGTGGTTTGGAGTTAAGAACAGGATATGATTTAAAGACTGCACGTAGATCTATAAACCTTATGTTAGCTGAATGGGCTAACAGAGGTCTAAACCAATGGACTATAGAACAAGCTACACAAACAGTTACAGAGGGAACAACAGATTACTCTTTAAATTCTAATGTTATTGATATTTTAGACGTTGTTCTACGTAGAACAATTAACCAAACGCAAACTGATATAAGCATGAACCGTATCAGTAGGTCAGAATTTATTAACATACCAAACAAAACTACAAAAGCTAGGCCATCACAATTTTTTCTGGATAAATTATCTACGCCTACATTAAAAATATGGCCAGCACCCGAAAACTCTACAGATATTTTAGTGTTCAATAAATTAGTTAGAATGGATGATGCAGATAAACCAACAAATACTATGGATATGCCGTTTAGATTTTATCCTTGTTTTGCAGCTGGATTAGCTTACTACATATCTTTAAAAAGAGCTCCAGAAAGAACTTCACAGTTAAAATCTTTATATGAGGAAGAATTTGATAGAGCCATGTCACAAGATGAAGATAGAGCCTCTTATAGAGTTAGACCAGATATTAGGATGAATTAATGGCTTACGCATCTGGTAAATTTGCAAAAGCTTTATGTGATAGATGTGCTTTTGAATACAAATTAAATGATTTACAAGAAGAATGGAATGGCTTAAAAGTATGTCCAGATTGTTATGAGCCTAAACATCCACAACTAGAACCTTTAACTGCTACAGCTGATCCAGAGGCTTTATACAAGCCAAGACCTAATAATGACCAAGAAGAAGGAGAGGGTTTCGTAGTTGTAGTAAGTTCAAATATTTTTAAATCAGATTTTTTAAATCCTGCAACACTTCCTGCTAACTTTACGGTTGATAAGATGACAGGTGGCGTTGGCGAGGTTACAATAGTTATATCATGACTTTAGCAGAGTTAAAAACTTTAATACAAAATTATACTGAAAATACAGAAACTACTTTTGTAAATACTTTAGATGATTTTATTAAAAATGCAGAAGAAAGAATATTTGAATTAATACAATTTGATTATTTCAGAAAAAATGTAACAGGAACCTTAACTACTGGAAACACATACTTAACTGCTCCTACTGATTATCAATTAAGTTTTTCATTAGCAATAATAGATAGCAGTGGTGATTATCACTATTTAGATAAAAAACACGTTACTTTTATGCGTGAATACTCAGTAGATCCAACAGATTCAACTGCTAGAGGAAGACCTTTATATTACGCAGATTTTGACAAAGATTTATCTACAGCCTCTAACAACGGCTCTACGTTAATTGTAAGCCCTGTTCCAGATGCAGACTATAACGTTGAATTACATTATTTATTTAAGCCAAACTCTTTAGTAACAGACACTACAGGTACTTGGCTGTCTAATAATGCAAGAAATGCTTTGCTTTACGGTAGTTTAGCTGAGGCATACATATTTATGAAAGGTGAAAATGATTTGACACAGCAATACGAGCAACGCTTTGCAAATGAAATATCTAGGTTAAAAAACCTTGCAGAAGCTCGCGGAAGGAGAGATGAGTACCGTTATGATTCTTTGAGGTCTTCGGTAACGTAAAAAGTTATGAAACAAATAGAAAGTCTTAAGGGCAAATCAGTTGCTATAGTTGGTATGGGCAAAAGCTGGTTTGATTATAATCTGGCAAAATCACACGGCGTACACTTTGATGAGGTTTGGGCCATAAATGGCGTAGCTTCGGTTATTTATCACGATAGGGTATTTATGATGGATCCCGCATCAAGATTTTTAGATACAGATGATGCAGGAGGCCAAACTAAAAGTATGGCGGACATGTTGCAAGAACATGAGGGTCCTATATATACTTGTGAGTTAGATGATAGATGTCCTGGTCTTGTAGAGTTTCCATTGGAAGAGGTTGTGCAATATTCAAATTGCCACTACCTAAACAATACAGTTGCATACGCAGTAGCTTTTGCTTATTGGAACGAGGTAGCTAATCTTAAAATGTTTGGTATAGATTTTAGTTACAAAGGTAATTTACACTTTGCAGAAGCAGGTAGAGGTTGTGTAGAGTTTTGGCTAAGTAAATGTATATCAGCAGGTATGCAAGTAGAAGTTGCACATAGCTCAGGTTTATTGGATACAGACGTTCCAGCAGAACAAAAATTATATGGCTATCATAGGTTAAAAAACCCCTACATAATTTTAGTTGGAGAAGACGGTATTAAATTAGAAAGAATTGATACCTTAGATATTATTAAAAAAACACAAGAGCCTGTACTTATAGATAGGCATGATTCGCACTTAAAACCACCAGAACCAAAAAAATGGTAAACAAAATAACGCCAGCAGGTATGCCTAGTTTAGGCTTAATAGAAGCAAAAACATCCAATCATGGTGGTCATCCTCCAGAGTTTTGGGCAGAAAGATTAACAGAAAAAATAGTAAGCGGTAGTGATAGCGAAGATCCCTATATACAGGAGCAAGCTAAGGCATATAAAGATTTGATTTACAAGGTTTGTTTGATTTATATAAAAAATGCGTTAAAATCCTATAAAGCTACTCTGATACAAGATTTCATTAAACAAGGAGACGCAGAGTTAGCAGATATTATAAAAAGGATTTAATATGGCTATTTCATCAACATTAACCACTAGCTTTAAAAAAGAATTACTTGAAGCTGTGCATAACTTTAAAAACTCAGGCGGAGATACTTTCAAATTAGCTTTATATACAAGCTCTGCTACTTTAGGTGCAACTACTACAGCTTTTACTACAACAGGACAAGCAAGTGGTACTAACTATACATCTGGCGGTAGTAATTTAACTAGAGTAGATCCTACATCAAGCGGCACTACAGGATTTACTGATTTTGCTGATTTAACTTTTGGTACAGCTACAATAACAGCTAGAGGTTGCATGATATATAATTCGACCGATAGTAATAAGTCTGTAGCTACAATCGACTTTGGTGGTGATAAAACATCAACAGCAGGCGATTTTACTATTGTTTTTCCAGCAGCAGCAGCTAGTACAGCTATTATTAGAATAGCGTAATTTAGCCAGTTATGGCTAATATATCTGGTTGGGGTCGAGGCACCTGGGGTGAAGGTACTTGGGGCGAGCCTATACCAGTTACTCTTACAGGTTTAGCAGCTACAAGTGCTTTAGGAACTGTATCTGTTGTAGCTAAAGCTAACGTTACTCCATCATCACAAGTCGGCACTACAGCAGTAGGCACGCCCACATTTGATTGTGAGTCTAATGTAAGTCCAAGTGGCGTATCTGCTACTTCAGCTCTTGGAACTCTAACAGTAGTTGCAAAAGCTAATGTCACACCATCTTCTCAAGCAGGTACAAGTGCCGTAGGATCACTTACAGTTTTAGCTAAAGCAAATGTAACCCCTAGTTCACAAGTAGGCACAACCGCAGTTGGTGGTGTTGGGGTAAACGGTGATGCTGTTGCAAACGCTCCTAGTGCCGTAGCCACACTTGGTAGCGTCAGCGTAGATGTTGATGGAGAGGCAAATGTAGTAATTTCAGGACTTGCAGCTATTTCTGCTGTAGGATCTGTAACAGTTCATCATAATGCGAAGTTTAATATTGATGGGGTAAGTAGCACAGGAGACGTAGGATCCGTAACAACAAATTCAAAAGCAAATATAAGCATAATAGGAGTCTCGGCAACAGGTTTTGTAACAGATGTGTTGGTTTGGGGATTAATAGATGATACACAAACGAAAAATTATGCTAATATAAATACTGATCAAAGTTCATCCTTTGCTGAAATTAGTGAAACACAAACCCCAGATTGGGAAGAGGTAGCATAAAAAATGGCAACTTATGTAAATGATTTAAGATTAAAAGAAATAGCGACAGGTGATGAATCAGGAACCTGGGGCACATCTACGAACACAAACTTAGAACTTATTGCTGAGGCTTTTAGCTTTGGTACAGAGGCAATAACTACAAATGCAGATACTCATACAACCACAATAGCAGACGGTTCTACTGATCCTGGTAGATCGTTATATTTAAAATACACAGGTACTTTAGATTCAGCTTGTACTATTACTATTGGACCCAACACAGTATCTAAAATGTGGTTTATAGAAAACGCTACTTCTGGTTCACAAAATATTATTATTTCACAAGGATCAGGAGCTAATATTACTATACCAGCAGGTGATGTAAAAGTAGTTTATTCTGATGGGGCAGGTTCAGGAGCAGCGGTTGTTGATGCATTTGCTAGTCTTAATGTAGTAGATTTAAAAGTACAAGATGATTTAACAGTTACAGATGATGTAAGTATAGGCGGAGACGCAGCAGTTACAGGAGCTATCACTGGTGGCACTATAAATAATGCAGGTATTCTTGCAGATACTACAAACTTTTTAGATGCTATATTAATAAGTCAAAACGCTAGTACAGGTACTTTATCTTCTGCTCATAATAATACTGGTTTAGGTAATGATGTATTTGCTGCTTTAACTTCAGGGCAATCTAACGCCGCAGTAGGTGCAGGAGCATTAAAAGCCTTAACAACTGGAACGGGTAATGTTGCTATGGGTGTTTCTGCTTTAACTGCTACAACTACTGCCGACGATAATACTGGTGTAGGAGCAAATGCTTTAGCTACAAATACAACTGGAGCTGATAATACTGCTGTAGGAGATTTAGCACTTTTTGCAAATACAACAGCTAGTAATAATACAGCGATTGGTTCTGGTGCTATGTTAAATAATACTACAGGTAATGATTGTGTTGCTGTTGGAATGAACAGTTTATTTGCTAATACTACAGGAAATGATAATACAGCTTTAGGTATGTCAGCACTTAATGCTAATACTACAGCAAGTAATAATGTCGCAGTTGGTTATCATGCTTTATTATCAAACACCACAGGTGGTGGTAATGCTGCATTAGGTAAAGAAGCTTTAAAATCAAACACTACAGCTGATTTTAATACTGGTCTTGGTTATCAAGCTTTAGAAACAAACACCACTGGTGCTAGTAATACAGCCGTTGGTGCAGATGCTTTGTTTGCTAACACCACAGCTTCAAATAATACAGCAGTAGGTACGAGTGCTTTATCAGCAAACACCACTGGTTATTCAAACACAGCTCTAGGTAAAAGTGCATTAGAAGCAAACACTACTGGTATTGTAAACACAGCCTTAGGAACAGGAGCTTTAAAAGCAAATACTACAGGTGGTTCAAACACATCAGTAGGACAAGATGCTTTAGTCGCTAATACGACTGCTAGTAACAATACAGCTGTTGGTAGACAAGCTCTAAAAACAAACACTACAGCCGATAACAACACGGCAGTAGGTAAAGATGCTTTGTTAGCAAACACAACAGGTACAAGAAATGCAGCGTTGGGAACTTTTGCTTTAGATAGCAATACAACTGCTAATGATAATACAGGTTTAGGTTATGGTGCTTTAGCAACTAATACTACTGGTCGTGAAGGAGTTGCAGTAGGTTCTAGTGCTTTAGTAGCAAACACGACTGGAGATTTTAATGTTGCTGTTGGTGCTTTTGCTTTAGATGCGAATACAACAGGCGGCTCAAATATTGCGATTGGTATGGGGTCTTTAAGTGACAGTACAACAGCATCTAATAACGTAGCAATAGGTACAAATTCAGGTAGTAATGCAACAACAGGATTAGTAGATAGTGTTCTTGTAGGTTATCAAGCTGGAGGTTCTGGAACACAGGGTAGCTATACTGTAGGTGTAGGGTATAACTCATTATATAACAACACGGGTAACAACAATACTGGATGTGGTTACAATACTTTGTTTGCTAATACAAGTGGTGCTAATAATACAGCAGTTGGTTTACAAGCATTAGACGCTAACACAACAGGATCAGATAATACAGCCATAGGTCTTAATGCTTTAACTTCTGCTACTACAGCTAGTTTTAATACCTGCGTGGGTTCAGCTGCAGGAGATGTTATAACTACAGGGGCAGAAAATACTTGTTTAGGATATGATGCTGGTGGAGCTATCACTACAGGTAACAATAATACCATGATAGGTCGTGCTACTGGTGCTCATGATACTAATTTAACAACTGGTTCTCAGAATATTATTATTGGTGATTTTAGTGATGTTTCTAGTTCTAGCGCTTTAAATCAAATTGTAATTGGTTATAACATAAGTGCTTCACAAAATAATCAATTTAGATTTGGTAAACCTAGTAATACTGTTCACAACAATTTTGATACAGATGCTTCTTGGACAAGAAGTTCAGATCTACATAAAAAGACTAATATAAAAAATGACACTTTAGGTTTAGATTTCATAAACGATTTAAGAACTGTAACTTATAATTGGAAACCAAATTCAGAGTTTCCTGATCATTATGATGATTATTCTGAAACAGAAAATCACATGGACACAGAAACAAAACTGCATGGTATGATTGCTCAAGAAGTTAAAGAAGCACTTGATAAACAAGGCGTAGATACTTTTGGTGGTTGGTCAGAGGAAAAAGATGGCTCACAAAGAATTTCTCAGGAAATGTTTGTACACCCACTTATTAAAGCAGTACAGGAATTATCTACGCAAGTAGATCAATTAAAAGCCGAAATAAAAACTTTAAAAGGAGAATAATATGGCAGTAACAAAAGAAATAACTAAATGTGTACCTTATGTAAACTCATCTAGTAAAGTAGATAAATGGGATATAGAAATGACATATAAGAATGATAGTGAAGGTGATAGCACTTACTATGTTTCTTCTTTTAATGTTACAGTTCCACAACTAGATGATGCGGGTAATGCAAACTTTACATTAAAAGCTAAAAGCAGCTGGACTAATGCTAATTTAGTAGCTATATGTCCTGTATCACAATGGGACGCAGTATTTGCTAGTCAAGTAGATAGCGTTATAACTAACCCACCTTCAGTAAGTACACCAGATAATAATTTTAACGTACCTAGTTAAGTATGGTTGAGGGAGAGTTCCAGATTCACGCTATGCCTGCGGTATATGTGTTAGAAACACAAATGCCACAAAATATGATTGATGATGTTAATGACTATATGGACGATTATAGAAAAGATAAAAATAAAGAATCATTAGCAAAAACTTTAGTAGGACAAATAGATAAAGGAGAGCAACTACTGTTAGATCATAATGATAAAAAAATGGTTGAATATAATAATTTTATCTGCAACCTTGGTGTTGAGTATATTAATCATTTTAGTAAGTCAGGGAATAATCTTAAAGGTCCTAAACAAGTTCAGATAGATGAAACTTGGTCAGTACATAGTTATGATGGTGATTATAATCCAATACACGATCACGGCACTAAAACAGTTATGGGGTTATCGACTACAGCTTGGACTAAAGTACCGCCTCAAATAGGTAGTGTTAATGCACAATCTCCAACTTATTCACTTTATAACGAAAGCGGACACTCAGATGGGTGCATAGCGTTTCAATACGGTCAAGTATCAGTTTTAGATGGTGAAAGATTAAAACCAGCTCAATCATTTGTTATGACCCCAGAAGTAGGAAAATTACTAATTTTTCCTTCTTGGTTACAACACATGGTCTATCCCTTCAAAGGTGAAGGGGAAAGACGAACTATCGCATCCAACTTAAACTGTTGGGATGTGCAACTTAACACACCTAAGGAGGTGCAATAATGGCAAAAGCCGAAATAAAAGAAAATGTTGAGGTTGAACATACGCCTGAACAAAAAAGTTTTCAAGCACATATACAAAGTTTGACAAGCAAAATATCACGACATCAGTTTGAAATTGATGAACTTATGCCTAGTTTAAATATGTATCAAGAAGCTTTGGCAGAAAGCATGAAACAACAAGTTAATAATAATCCAAAGGAGAATAAAAATGACGATACTTAATATATTAGCGTGGGTTACTGCAATTATATCTATAGCTTCTGTTGTAGCAGCAATAACACCTACACCTAAAGATGATCATTGGTTTAGTTACTTATACAAAGTAATAGATTGGTGTGCATTAAATGTTTTAAAAGCCAAGGATAAAGGATGAGTTGGTTAAGCAAAATGTGGAATAAAATTACTGGTACTGAAAAAGTTAAAGTAAGAGCTAGAAACAAAAAAGGTCATTATGTGGGTGATGATAAATCAACACCTGAAGTAAACGAAGCTTGGACCACCAAAAGAGTAAAAAAATCTAAAGAATCATAATGGCTAAATCACCTGATGCGTTTGTTTATAACGCTACACTAGAACGTATTGTAGATGGGGACACCTTTGATTGCTGTCTTGATCTTGGTTTTGATGTAAAGTTACATAAACAACGTGTCAGACTTGCAGGTATAGATACTCCTGAAAGTAGAACTAGGGATCTTGCTGAAAAAAAACTTGGCCTAGCTGCTAAAGCAAGACTAAAAGAGCTTTGTATTGGCAATTTCAAAGTTAAATCTTTAGGTAAAGGCAAGTATGGTCGTATATTAGGAATACCTTACACAGAAGACGGCAGAGATATTTGCCAGGTACTAATCAAAGAAGGTCATGCCGTGGAATATGACGGAGGCAAAAAGAAAAAAGTTTGGGGTGATTATTAATGGAATCAGCCGTTACTTTAATTCAAGAGGTTGGCTTTCCTATTGCAGCAGCGTTAGGACTTGGTTGGTTTATTTATAAACTAATTATGCGTATTGTTGATGGTATGGAGACAAAACTTGATACCGTAGATGAAAAAGTAGAATCACAAATAGCTGCAATAGAAGAGCGACTTGGCACAAAACTTGATTCACAACACGGTATTTTGGTAGCATTAATAGATAGAGTGCGTAGTTTAGACAACGAAATTATTAGGCAAGATACTTTAATAAAAACAATATTAGGTGTACCTAATTTAATTGATAGCGGAAAAATAGCTAAGGCAGGTAGAGATGACCAAAGAAAGGATTGATCCACACGAACAAGAAAAAACTAGAATATTAATTGGCATTATGTTTTTTGCTTTAATTATGTTTATTGGAGTAATTGCTATTAATATAAAAGGTGACACTATTACACATAAATTTAAGTCTCCAAGTTTTAACGGGGTGGGAACATCTAGTCATTACCTTACAATAGAAAATCAACAATATACTCGTAAACTAACGATCAAAGAAGAAATAAAAGCGTTACAAGATGAAATCAAGAGAGAAAAAGAAAATTCTACTCTTGCAAGGTTTATGCGTAATCTTGAATCTAGGGTTTATGCAGAACTATCAAGACAGTTAGTAAATAACTTATTCGGAGAAACACCGCAAAGCGAAGGTGTCATCACTTTAGAGGGGAATACTATTGAGTACACAAGTGATGGTGTAACTTTAACCCTTAAAATAACCGAGGCGGATGGAACAGTTACCGAAATCGTCATACCTATTGGTACTTTTACTTTCTAGTTGTTCTATATTTGATCAATTTGAAGATACTTACGAACAAAGGTTTTCTAAAGACGTAGCAACAATACAAGAACTGCAATCAGCAGAACTCAAAAATGTGCCTATACCAAAGGTAAGTCCTGTGGTTGCTGTGTATCCTACTTCATTTTCAGATCAAACAGGACAGCGTAAAAGCAATAGTGAGTTTGCTTTGTTTAGCACAGCTATAACTCAACAACCAAATGCGCTACTTATTAGAGCCTTAAAACATGCAGGAGACGGTAAGTTTTTTAGGGTTGTAGAAAGGGTAGGTTTGGATAATCTTACCAAAGAAAGACAACTTATAAGATCAGCAAGAGAACAATCGACTGATGAAGAAGTAAAAAAACAAGCACTTAGACCTTTATTATTTGCAGGTATATTAATTGAAGGTGCTGTCATATCTTATGAAACAAATTTAGAAAGCGGTGGTGCAGGAGCCAGGTATTTAGGTATAGGCAAAAGCGTTATGTATAGAGAGGACAACATAACAATAAGTATGCGTATGGTATCAGTTGCAACAGGCGAGGTTTTGTTAGAAGTATTAAGTCAAAAAACAATATTTAGTTACGGTAAGTCTGAAGATGTATTTAGATTTGTTGAAGCTGAAAGCGAGCTAGTAGAAATAGAACTAGGCAACGCAAGAAATGAGTCATCAACCATAGCTTTGATGAAAGCTATAGAAGGAGGTGTGCTAGAAATCATTAACACTGGTTATGATCGTGGTTTCTGGGTTTTACAAAATGATAACCAAGGAGTAGAATTAAATGATGAAATTAAAATTGATAAGCCTGATTGTGATGATGAGTGCGTTGACGACATACGCGGCTGATAATGAAATATATGTAGATCAATCTGGTACTGGAGCCAATATAGACCTAGAACAACTAGGTATTTCTAATATCATAGGTGGGTTAAATAGCTCTGCAGGTAATTTAACCGCCTTTGATTTAGATGGTAACAGTATGACACTTGACATAAACATGATAGGTGCAACTAACAAGTTTCTTGGCGATATATTTGCTGACAACTTTACTGGCTTTTACGAGTTTGACGGTGGTACTAATTCGTTTACTATTCAAGTTGATCCTACAGATACTTATAGTGCTGACGGATCAAATCAATATGTAGATGTCACAGGTAGTGGTAATACTTTTACTTTAAACCAAGGAACTACAGCATTAGCAGCTTCGCTTGATTTAGATTGGATTATAAACGGATCTAATAACACAGTTACATCAAATATTAATATAGACGGTGCTACTAATTACATGGATATAGACGGCTCTGATAATACGGTCACTTATACAGGTACAGGCGTAACAGCTTCAGCAGGTG